CTCCTCTGCTGGGGTCACCACTCCCAGCACGTCAGTAACTTGTCTATGTTACTGGCGCCCACACGAGCTTTAAGCCGACGGCTCGTGGTCGTCCACTACGCCTTAAGTGATCTGTCTGCACCCGAGAGATCCCCGGATGCATAAGACACTTCAGGAGAGCTGGTACACCGCTGAGAGGTGAGCGCGGAATTCTCACATCAACAGAATACCCCCTCACTTCAGGTCTATGCAACGTTGGAGACATCCGATGAATTTCCGGAGGTTCCAACCCCACACGTCCCAAAAGCGACGAGTTGCTAGACACATATGGAAACCGACCGCCCAAAAGGCGAAGGATTTCCGTATCCAGCAGTTCCACAGTTTCCAACCAACCATGCTCGCAAAGCTGGTTGCGAAAAGAAACTAAGGAAATCAGCTCTTCAGCGTAGCGCCGTGTGTCAGGAAATGCTCTCCTAGACCGGACTATTGACACGTCCTGTCCAAGAAAGTACTCCTTTCCACAAGACTCTCGGAATGGTCCATTCCAGAAAGACTTGCGCCGATTCACTTGAAATCCGAAGATTTCAAGCATATCGGACACGGCTACGGCCTTATCTGCGGGGACAATGATATCGTCTCCGTAGACGCGCACCGAGCCGACTAGCCGCTTAATACGCGGCATCGTCGGAGACTGCGACGTGCCAAGACATCCTAACAAGGCAACCGCTGTAAACAGCATCGCCTCAATTGGGAATGTCAAGGCAGAGCCCATGGACGCAAACTTCTGAAGAGGGATTACCTCTCCAGAAGGTAACTGGCATCGCGTTGATCGGCATGCTTGGATACCTTCCAGGAAATTAGGAAAGTCTCCAAACAGCTCTTCAACAAGCCAGTTGGCAACGCGATCACTAGCTTCACTTAAATCAAGTGTCGCTAATGACCCATCCTCGCTGCCTTTACGGGCAAGCAGCTGATTAGGCGCTTGATCCGTAAAACCAGTAAAGGACCCTGAAATTAAGTTTGACTCAATTTCAGGCACGAGAGACTGCATGATAGCCTGCTGTATATATTGCATTACAGTAGGTTCTTCTGCAATCAAACGTGGTGTTGCCTGCGTTTTTGGAACAGCTACCAATCTAGTCGGTAGCTCTTCCTGCGGGCTCAACCATGTGACATCGGGGTCTTCCCTCGCAAACTTCGCGTTGGGAAGAGCATATTCCCAGTACGGGAATAGATACTCAAGTCGATCAAGCCAAAAAGGCATAACCCACTTGAGATTCCCACGCCGATAATCGGCAGTGGCCCCGGGCCCATGTTTAGGAACCAGCTCACCATGGTAAACCATGCCGTCAATACGGCTAAGAGCTGGCCCAAAAACGAGCCCAATGATCCTTCTGGCAGCCGCGGCACAACCCTCACTAAAGAGGGCTTCACCGCGGCTATCGTTAAAGGGTCTGTCACATGTTCGTCAACATCGGTATAGCTGGTGATAGCAGTGGCCACCTTTTCAGGTGTAGCCAGCATCTTCTCTTTAGAGAAGAGCAGCAGAAGCTGCCGCAGGCCTTTTACTGCTTTCGCTGCTCGAGGCTCATTGACAAAATGATTCCCGGGCAACAGCACTGGACTCGGAAGAATAACATCTTCCGCAGACCATTCGCCGATGTTAATCGTACTCTCCGAGGTAAAAAGCAGATCCAGGAATCAACCGAGAAATACGGGGACTCCAAGGTGCTTAATTCCATGAACATCCGTCACCTTACGGCGACGGAAGCCCTGGAAAGCACCTTCAGGAATCCTCCCTAACTCCAAGCTTGTTATCAAGTCTTGGTGATAGAGAGGAAGGGTGGCCGTGAAAAACGACTCACCTTCTGCTTTCACTCGCTTCAGGACGGTCTTTCTGTCCTGAATGGTGCTGACCGAGCATTCTCTCCCGATTTCATCGAGTAGAGAAAGCCAGATCTCACTTCGGCTTTTCATGGTTGCCTCCTTTCAGAGGTCGCGCCAGTCCGAAGCGATGTACATTTCTCCTCCAGGCGCCGCTGGTCTATTGACCTGGCGTACGCCCTTCACGACTCATGATTCACCAACTTAGTTTGATTGCCGGCAATAGCCAGCCAATCAATCAACGCTTTCGCGTTGTTAGTGACCTCTGCTGTTGAGAACCCCTGAGGGGGAACATCAACAACGAGGTAGCAAGACATCGAGTAAGGCCTGTTCGTGCTTGGCACGAGCGGGTCAGCCGATGTTTTGCTAACGTCGAGTCGTACCGTCGAGCGGTTCCGGCGTGCTAAAGCGTGCGAAACGCTTAGCACAAGGCCAT